TTGTCTATCGCAGACAAGGCCGCATTAAACCAAAAAGCGTCTATTAAACACTACCCACGCGAATCATTAGTTGACTGGTCATTCGGTAAAATTAACGGACGATTAACGCTAACTTATGCGAAATTACAGCACACAGAAACACGAAAAGATGAAAAAGGTGTTTCTTTTAATGCAACGGTTTGCTTAGAGCTTGGTATTGATGAAAGCGGATACTGGCAGGAGCTAGAAGTCTATAAAAACGGCTTGGAGGTTTACGAATCGGCAGAGCGCGTTTATCCGCAGGCAAACGGTAAAAACCTAACCTATATTCCATTAGAAATTGTGCAAAGTGAACGCATGATTGCAGGGCAATTACCTATTCAGGCGGGTTATATCGCGCCGTTATGCTACAAGTCACACGCACGCTACCAAGTGAGTGCCGACCTAAAAGAACGTCTAAGAATCTTGCAAGACACGTCATATTCTAGCGGTTGGGATGAGAGCAAAAAGGAAGAGTTTAATATCATCAATGGTCGCAAGTATTTTGCAATGGGGGCGGGTGTTCATAACTTCTTGCCTGATGGCGTGACAATGGATATCTTGAAGCTCACAGCAGACGGTGACGCTTTATTCAAATATATGGAAGAAAACGCAAAACAGATTCGGGCTATCGGCGGGCGTTTTGACACGCAAGACAAGAGCCAAGAAACGTTAGGCGAAGTACAAATAAAGGACGCTAACGAAAAAGCAGTCTTGACACTTTTAACTAACAACATCGAACGCGCTTACAAGAACATCATCGCGTATTGCGGCGAGTTTGAAGGTTTGACGCTTATACCGTCTGATATTGAATTGACGCTTAATCGTGAGTTTACATCTACGAAACTGACAACAGAAGAAGTTAAAAGCATTCGAGAGTTAGTGCTTGACCGCTTAATGACTCCCGAAATGGCCATTGATAAATTAATCAAAGGCGGTTTTTTGGTCGGTGAAGCTCAAGACATTATGAATATGATCGAACAACAAGGCATTGCGCCCATTGTACAAAAGTAGTATTTTAACTGTTATGATATAACGTCACATCAAAGGTTTTGATTATGATTGAAGTCGCAAGTTTAGATGTTATCCCCGAAGGTTTTCGCGGTGACTATGTTGAAGTTGAAAAGGACGGCAAAAAACTATTTCAGCACAAGGATTTTGTGACGGTAATTGGCGCAATGAAGCGCAAGGGCGAAGAGCGAGATGCACTCGCTACTGAGTTAAAAGGATTTAAAAGCCAAGAGTCTGTAAAGCAAGCCGAAGCTGAAAAAAAGGCTTTAGAAAAGTTAAAAGCCGAAGGCAAGATTGATGAAATCTTAGCTGATAGCGAAAAGCGACACGGTGAAACGATTAAACAGTTTGAAGAACGATTAGCCAAACGCGATGCAATCACAATCAAGAAAGCACGCGATGCGGTCGTTAATGAATTGTCAGCACTGGCAACAGAAGCTGGTGCTAAAGCATTTAAGAAACTTATCAGCGAACGGGTGGAATACGACCCTGAAAACGATAAGTACAATTTCAAAGATGAGGACGGCGGTGCAACCTCATTGGATTTAGAAGGGTTTAAGGCGGACGTAATGAAGTCTCAAACCTACGCAACTATGATTAAAGCTCAAACATCGAGTGGCGGTCATGGTGCAAACGTTAAAACTGGTGGCGGTGCTGCTAAAACAATGACACGCGCACAATTTGACGCATCAAGTCAAAGCGCACGCGCCGAGTTTTTCAAACAAGGCGGCAAACTCACTAATTAACGAGGATTCAAAAAATGGCTAATACTCTTACAGATTTAGCACCTGATTTATACGCGGCTCTCGATGTTGTTAGTCGTGAGCTTGTGGGGATGATTCCATCCGTCACTGTTGACGCTCGTGTTAATCAAGCGGCGGTCGGTCAAATTGTACGTTCTCACGTTGTCCCTGCCGCTAATGCACTGATCGACAACACGCCTGCAATGGCATTCCCGACAGCGGCTTATCAAACGATTGGCAATCAAGAAATTGTCATTACTAAGTCGAAATCCGCTCCGTTCTCGTGGCAAGGCAACGAGCAGGACCGCTTGGCAAGCGGTGCTGGTTATATGTCTGTTCGCGCTAATCAAATGGCGCAAGCGATGCGTAAATTGGTCAACGATATGGAAGCAGACCTTTGCGCTCTATATGCAACAACTTCACGCGCCGCTGGTACAGTTGGCACAGTTCCTTTTGTTTCTAACACTGCCGCATTGTCCGCAGCGCGTAAAGTATTAGTTGATAACGGCGCACCGATTAGCGATTTGCAGTTAGTGATTGATACTAACGCAGGCGCAAACTTACAAACGTTGTTTAATATCAATTCAGCGCGTGACCAAGCGGCTGCAAATTTAAGCGATCAAGGTATTTTAACAACTATCGGATCTACTCAAGTTCGTGAGTCCGCACAGATCAACACTCCAACAGCGGGTGCAATGGCAAGTGCCACAAGCACAGCGGCAGCGTTTACAGTTGGTCAAACGGTGATCCCGTTGGCTACAGCAGGTACTGGTGTTGTTTCGGCTGGTGACATCATTACTTTTGCTAATGACACGAATCAATATAACGTTGCTTCTGTCAGTTTTGCAGGTGCAAACCCTGCGAGTGGCGACACGATCACACTTGCCGCACCTGGCTTACGCAAGGCACAAGGCGCAGCAACTCGCGCTATCACTGTATTGGCTGCATCACCTCGCAACATGGCGTTTAGCCGTAGCGCGATTGTGTTGGCAACTCGTATGCCTGAGCGTCCAGCAGAGGGTGACATGGCGTTAGATGTTATGACGATTCAAGATCCACGTAGCGGCATTGCGTTTGAAGTTTCGATTTACCCAGGTGTCCGCATGGTAACGTATCACATCGGTTTAGCGTGGGGTGTTAAAAACATCAAACCTGAACACACAGCGCAATTATTGGGCTAATGTGAATCTAAATAAGGGGCTTAATTGCCCCTTGTTTTGGAGTGATTGAATGACTGTAACAATCGGCTATACAACAGATGATGCGTTCATTGCTTTTGCATTAGCGCGTGGCGTAACTGTCACAACGCCTAACGCTTCGATTTATCTCACCAAAGCCTTTGATTTTATGGAGGCGCAATGTTGGAAGGGTCAAAAAACAGATTACACGCAAACTAACGATTGGCCGCGTAATGGCGTTTATGTTGATTATGTTTTGTTAGATAGTGCCACTGTACCTGTCGGCATTGTCAAAGCGCAGCACGTTGTCGCATTATCAATTGCGAATGGTTTTGACCCATTGGCGACAGTAGAACGTGCGGTTAAGCGCGAAAAAGTAGATGTATTAGAAGTTGAATATCAACCGAATGCTTCTAATGCGCCAATTGCACGGTCTATCAATGCGGCCTTAGCTGATTACATTGAATCGTCAACAGCAGTTATGAGGGTGTTGTAATGGGTATCAGTTACGCTAATTTAGCAGTATTATCAGAGCGTTTAATTCGTGAAAACGGACGTGACGCTTTGCTGATTAGCGAAACAAACACAGGCACGGATTATCAGCCAACAATCACACAAACAAGCGAAACAATCAGATTAGTACAAAGCCAATTTAACGCATTAGATAATAATGATTTTATTTTACAAGCACATGATGTAAAGTTTTTAGTGTCGAGTGATTTTACTTTGACCGCTAACCAACGAATTGAAACAAATGGACAGCAATATAGCATTGTTGCGTTAAAAGAAATTAAGCCTGCCGATACAAGCATTTTATACATTGTACAGGGGCGCGTGTAATGTCATTCAATGACGATATAGCAAAGTTGGCGCGAAAGTTAGCGATTACAGAAGCTAAAGCGGTAGCGGCTTTTTGTCTTAATATTAGCAGAAGAGTTGATGCTATTAGCCCTGTAAAAGATGGATTATTTAGAAACAATTGGAGGGCGACACTAGACCAGCCGTACATGGGAGCTGTTCTTCCAGCTAATCGCGCAGGGTCAATTGACCATGTGATACCATTCGCAAAAACTGCAAACGGCCATGTGTTTTACCTTACCAATAAAATACCATACGCTAAAAAATTAGAGTACGGACACAGCGCACAAGCACCAAACGGCATGGTGAGAGTGAGTGCTAAAATGGCACTGGCAGAGTTAGAGCGTGCGGTAAGGAGCGTGCAATGAGTCAAGCTCAAATCGAGTTAGCGTTATTCGACAAGCTCGAAGCAATCAAAGCGACATTGCCAACGATTTACTATCCGAACAGCACACACAAAAACAAACCTAATCCGCCAACGGGTGAGCATATCCGCGTTAATGTTTTGCCTGTCGGCACACAGCCTATCGGCATTGCCACCACTAATCAAACAACTGGTATTTTGCAGTGTTCTGTTTATGTTAAAGACGGCACAGGCACAATTAGAGCGGCTCAGATTGCCGATTTAATTTTAAGCGCATTTGCACGGAATACGTTATTATCAAACAATGTACGCATAGACAAGCAAGGTAGCGTCAACAGTGGTTTTTCTGTTGATGGATGGTATCATTTGCCTGTCTCTATTTCTTATCAACAGATTACGGGGTAATCGAAATGACAGCAGCTTTAATACAAACAACAGCAGGCGCAACCATTGGCATTAGTGCTACTTTGCCCGCTACCGACGATGCGGCAGGTTATGCAGCATTAACATTTACAACGATTGGCGAAATCACAGACTTGGGCGAGTTTGGCCGTGAGTATGCAACTGTTACGCATAATCCAGTGGCATCGCGCCGCACGATTAAGCGTAAAGGCTCGTTTAATGATGGCACGATGGCTCTACAGTTAGCAATTGACCGTGACGATGCAGGTCAAGTTATTGTACAGACAGCCGTTGCATCGGATGCAAACAAAGCCATTCGCATCACTTATCAAGACGGGTCAAAAGACTATTTTAGCGCGTTGGTTATGTCGTTCAAAACGAATGCGGGTAGCGTTGACCAGATTTTATCAGGCTCTATTAATTTAGAGATTAACACTGATATTATCCAAGTCGCATTGCCTTAATCATCATCAAGCCCCTTTAATTAGGGGCTAACAATAAGAGATTATCATGGATTTATTAAACCTTTTACCGTCCGATAATGCAGCAATTACGCTAAAGCACCCTGTTAGTAAAAACGAATTAGAAGGCATGACTATCAGTGTCAGCGGCCACGATTCCGCTACGTTTAAGAATGCCATTAAAGAACGCGCTAAGGCTCAAATGTCGCGCAAGTCTGCCGATGTTGACTTTATTGCTAATGATAAAGAAGCGGTCGAGTTGTTGGCTAAATGCACAACAGGATGGACGGGCATCACCGAAGGCGGCAAAGAACTGCAATTCTCTACAGCCAATGCCGTCTATATTTACACGAAATATAATTGGATTCGTGAGCAGATTGATAATGCTATTGGCGACCGTGCTAATTTTTTTATGAGTGCGTAGAGCGTCTAAAACTCTACGCTAAACAGCAAGCGTGGTGGAATAGTTGCCCACAAACCAAGGGCGCGAAAGAATATAATAACATTTCGCGCCTGTCTAAATTCAAGTCTAACAATCCTCAATCTATCCCTTTTATGCCCGATGTAAAACACGGGTTTTATCTTGTCGAATTATTACACGAAGCGGGTACAATCTCTTACAATGAGGGCGTTGCAAGGCGTTTGTCGTGGTCTGAATTAAAGGCATGGTCTGATTTTGTTGGCTATGATTTAGATTCATGGGAAGCTAGTACAATTATGCTATTATCAGCGTGTTATGCTGAAATCAGCAATGAAGCAACAACCAATGATTGTCCTATGCCATGTCAGCCGACAATGACAGAAGATAGGCGAAAAGCAGTATCAATGAACATTAAAAACGCGCTACGCTCAATCGCTAAAGTGAGGTAAAAATGGCAGTAATTGACCTTTTAATGATTGGGCTTGGTATTGATACGCGCCGCTTGCGTGACGGTGAGCGTGCATTAGGACGTTTACAACAAGCAGGAAACAAAGCAGAGAATGCGCTAGGACGCATGGCTTCTATGCTTGCGTCAGCCTTTGCTGTGTCTAAAATAATCGAATATGCAGACGCTTATACTAACCTTCAAAATCGCTTAAAACTTGTTACTGACTCGACCGAAGCACTTGGACAAGCCACTCAAAACGTTATTGATATTGCTCAAAACTCGCGGCAAGCACTCGGAGCAACAGGCGACTTATACTTCAAGATTAGCCAAAATGCTGAAAAACTAGGGCTATCAGTAGCGGACGTTTCGCAGGTAACAGAGACATTCGGAAAAACATTGGCGTTATCGGGTGCAGGTACTCAACAAGCCGAAGCTGCTATTTTGCAATTTAGTCAGGCTTTAGCAAGTGGCGTTATTCGCGGTGATGAATTTAACAGCGTTGCAGAAAATGCACCTGCGGCGATGGATGCGTTTAGCCGTGCTTTGGGCGTTGGCAAGGGCGAGTTAAGAAAACTTGCAGCAGAGGGAGCATTAACTTCTGACGTACTTATTCAGGCACTAAAAGAGCAATCGGAGGAAGTAGATAAAGCATTTGGTAAAACAGAATCTACTATCTCACAAGCATTCACTGACTTAAAAAACAGTGCGATTATTTTCACGGGTCGCATTAACGAATCAACAGAGGCAAGCAAAGGATTCGTCAGTATTATGTCGAAAGCGTCCGATTTTATGGATTCTTTAGACATTGACGAAAACGCCAAACTAATCGGCGATGCTTTTGGACACGCATATAAAGCGGCCTTAGTTTTTGCAGGAATAAAGCTAACAGGTTTTGTGTCGGGCATGGCGTTATCACTTGCCGCAACATTAAAAACACTGGCAGCCGAAGAGGCGTTAAGGCTTGAGACGTTAGCACTCACAACAGCAAACAATGCAGCGACAGGCGTGGCGGTTAGACGCGCCGCAGCCGAAAAGGTTTTAGCACTTGAGGAATTAGGACGCGCAAGAGCAACATCCGCGACAGTATTGGCAACACTCAATGCGGCAGTAGCAGACGCAGAACGCGCCGCAATGGATGCGCGATTAGCGGCAGGTACGCAATATGCAACAGCCGCAGAATTACAACGTCAAATAGCACTTGATAGAGTTGCGTTAGCACAACAAGCTGTTGTCGTTTCTGCCAATGCCGAAGCCGTAGCTGTATCACGCGCAACAATAGCCGCAGAAGCAAACACAGTAGCAACAACAGCGCAAACCATCGCACAAGCAGAATTAGCCGCAGCGACTAACGCGGCAAATGTGGCAAATAGAGCAGCAACTGGAATTGTTGCGGGTTTGGGCGGGCCATTGGGCGCAGCAATAACTTTGTTGGGCGTAGCAGCTACTGCATGGTTTGTCTTTGGTGATAACGCAGAAAAAGCGGCTGATAAATCAAAAGAAGCCATTGATAAAATCAATAAAAACCTAACTGTTAGTGATGATGAGTTACAGATTCTAGCTAAAAGTTTAAGCGTTGTTGAGTCTCAGATTCAATCGACACTGGAAAGTAGCCGCGCCGCTTCAATGTCATCAAATGAAAAAGTTAAGGCTTCAATTCAAAATGACCTTGAAAAACTAACATCACAAAAGAAAGCGTTAGAGTCTGCAATTGAAACAGCTACATTTAATCGCACAGTTGACGATTTACTAGCTAATCCTGCCGAATCAGGCGTTGCAAAAGAAATGCTAGAGGCATCACGCAAGAAAGCCGAAGCCGACAAGATTGCTAAGAAAGCGGCAGAAGATGCAGCACAAAAAGCTGAACAGTTAAAAAGCCAGTACGATGCTTTAGCTTTATCTCAATTAGAACAAATTAAACTATGGGGTAAAGACACAGGACTGGCAAAGCTAAACTTTGACCTGAAATATACAAACCTTAGTAAGTTAGGGCAAAAAGAAAAAGATAATCTCATTTTGCAACAAAAAAAGATTGACGCACTACAAGCCGAAAAAGACCTTGCTGCGCAACAAACCGAAGTTGATAGCTTTATGGCAGGTCAGGCGCAAGAGTTGGATGCTTTACGCGCTCAATACACGTCAAAGAATGAGATTATTTATCAATCAATGAAGGCAAGACAGGCAATTATTGATAAGGCGTATGCTACCGATCGTATGTCAGAAACAGAGTTTTATACTAGAAGCACACAAAACGACTTACAGTATAATGCTGAAAAACTGCAAATTCAAAGCGATGCAATGGCAGAGCAAAACGCCTTAAAGAATGAAGAATTTAACGCGGCATCTAATTTGGCTGGGAATATTTTAGAACTTGCTAGAGCAACAGGACATGAGAATAACGATATTGCAAAGGTAGCTTTTGCTGCTCAAAAAGCTATAGCCATAGCTCAAGCAATTTTGATGACGGAGCAAGCTGCATTAGCAACTCAAGCAAGTTATGCAATGATGGCGGTTATGAATCCTTTAGCTGCACCTGCTTTATTAGCAGCAGGAACAGCACACGCAATGGTGATGCGCGGACTAGGCCATGCAAGTGTTGCAATTATGGCAGCAACGGCGAGTGTTGAACTTGCTGGCGCACGAGCAATGGGTGGTAACGTGCAAGGCGGCAAAAGTTATCTTGTCGGCGAGCGTGGCGCGGAAGTTATCACAATGGGCGGTAACGGTCATGTAACGCCTAATCATAAATTAGGTGGCGGTGATTCTAAGATAACGATTGTTAATCAAACCACAGGTCGTATTGATAGCGTCGAAGAAAAAACCATGCCCGATGGTGAGCGTATTTTGATTATTCAACAAGCGCGTGATTTAATAGCGGCAGAGATGCGCGACCCGAACAGCAAAACGTCACGCTCGATGCAATCATCACTCACAGTACAGAGACGCAGATAATGCCTACTTTACCGCGTGACCTTTATCCCGTTTCATCGCCTAGCGGCTATAGTTATGGCGCGGCTGGTGGCGTTTCTAGAACTCAAGTAGAGGGCGGTTTTAATCGCTACGCTTTAGACTTTGATCGTGGAGTCCAACAGTTCAATGTTGCATTGGCTTGCACAGCAGATATGCACCAAGTTTGGACTTTGTTTTTTTACAACATCATTAAAAAAGGCGCGTTGTCGTTTGATATGCCGCTAGATAGCGGCAGAGGGCTACAAGCACACACGGTTAATATCATCCCAAATTCTGTCAATGTCAGCGAAACAGATGGCAATAATTTTGTCGTTACGTTTAAAGTTGAGGCTGAATCAAGCGCGTATGAATTTGATGAAGGTGGAACTGGTGCGATATTGGCGTTATGGGAAACAGGCGCGGACATTACAGATATTACAGAATTATTTGATCGCCTTGCTTTATTCGTTTTAACTGAAACATTGGTGCTTGTATGAGTATTGATATTGAGCAACAACTCAGAGAGTTTTTAGCAAGCTCACCACAAACTAAATACATGATTGAAGTGGTTAGCATTTCCCATTCGTCACTCACTCAAACCTATCATTTGTGGAAAGAGCCAATGAACGGCGCGGTAGTTGATGAAAACAGCAATACACTTGTCGTGCAATCAACTAATCTAAATGTTGCACTGGCAGGAACTCCCGACAACCTAGACCAAAAGTTCAACGTGTCAATTGATACTACTGATGCGGATAACGTGCTTAGAAAAGAGCTAGACAGAATAGCGTTAAATACGACTGAAAAAATAATCTTGACGTATAGGGCTTACTTATCTGATGACTTGACCGAGCCGCAAGCCGTCCAACGATTACAAGTTGAATCTATCACATACACACGCGGCGTTGCTTCATTGTCTGCCGTTGCGCCTAAGCTGAATGTTACGCGCACGGGTGAGCTTTACACATTCAGTCGATTTCCTATGTTGCGCGGTTTTTTATGATTGAAAAATATCTAGCCAAGCATTACGAATGGCCGCCGTGTTGGCAGTTGGTCGCTGATGTTTATGTCAATGAGTTGGGTTTATGTGTTGATGATTACACGCCTAAAACCGATTCGATGCGCGATGTTGCTAATGCTTTTAGGCTTGCTTTGCACGACAATAAACACGGATTTACACAGCAAGACAACGCGAATAATTATGATGTTGTTTTGCTTGGAAAGAATAAAAAAGTTACTCATTGTGGGTTATATTATAACAATGGCGTATTGCATAGCTTAAAAAATATGGTGATATGGCAGCCAATGGCGCAAATTACCGATACTTACGGATTGATTGAGTATTACCGACATGACCGTAACGATTGATTTTTTTAATAGTCCGTTTGATAAAGAGCCTACGCTATTTCAGGCTGAAACTGTCGCTCATTGGATCTTAGAACACAAAGCAGAATTAAAGAATTATGCAATTTATGAAGGACAGCCAAGCCAACAAACAGACATTACGCAAAACGTAGAAAAGCTAATGTCGAGAAATGGGCATTACATTGTTTTGTTGAGTCCTGCCGCGCCCGTCGTCAATACCGTCGTTTCTTTTTTTGTGCAACATTGGTTTAATGTAATAACTTTTGGTAGTTATGCTCTAGCCAAACATCTTGCCCCGTCTTACAGCCCTTCAAACATAAACCGCTCACAACAAAGCTCAAATAATTCATTAGCAAACCGCACAAATGATGCGCGGGTACTACAACGAATAGAAGATATTTTCGGTAAAGTTCGTGCCTATCCTTCGCTTATTCAGCCAGTTTACTCTAAGTACATCAACAACAAGCAATACGAATACTCTTATATGTGCATTGGGCGAGGCTGGTATGACGTGGCCGATGTGCGCGATGGTGAAACATTATTATCAGATATTGACGGCACGAGTGCAGAGTTCTTCAACCCGTTTACAAGCCCCAATAGCGGCAGTCCTTTTTTAACTATCGGCACTGCTATTAGTGAGCCGATTCTATTGGTTAAACGCTCAAATAATGTCACTGGCGAGGCTCTAAAAGCGCGAAATCAGTTTGTTTTAACATATGCTGGTTCTATGTGGTTTTTTAAAGCGACTGATGTTTATAATCTATATGATTTGATAGGTGCAATATCTAGTGATATTTATGAAAATATAGCGGCAGGTGACATCATATCAATAACAGGTACGCCAGCAGCCGTTTATGATGGTAGCTATACAATAAGGTCAAAAATAGGCGGTTCGATGTTAGAACTCACGACAGCTACTTTTCCATCAACAGCAACCACTAATGCTACATTAACTTTAACAACTGGAAATCCTGAATACACGTCATGGGTCACACTCAAAGATGAGGATATGACTCAAGTATGGGTTAGTCTAGTTGCGCCACAAGGGTTATTTTATGATGCAGGTAGCGGTAAAATAACTCTCTCTGTTGACTATGCTATAGAGACACAAGAATTAGATGTGTCGTATTTGCCCACTGGCGCGATAACAACAACAACTGGAACAATGACAGCAGCGACAAGCGACGAACAAGCCAAAACTGTCGAGATAACAACAGGTCATACAGGGGCAACAAGAGTACGCGCAAGACGCACAAGCAACCATGATTACGGTTTTGCTGGTACTGTCATCGACGAAATAAAGTACCAAGATTTATATGCAGTTACGCCGATTACAGTTGCCGATTTTGGCAATGTGACTACTGTGCAAGTTGTGTCAAAAGCAACGCAACGCGCAACTTCACTAAAAGAGCGCAAATTCAACTGTAATGCTACTCGAAAATTACCAGCGTTTAATGGCGCTACGTTTAGCGGCGCATTTGCTAGTGATGGCTCAATCGCAAGCGGGACAATATCAGCCACTAAGTCATTTATTGATATTTTGGCAGCAGCAAGCATTGATTCAAAAATAGGCCAGCGCGTGCTTGCCGATGATGTTGATATGTCTCAAATATGGGGTGTTAGAAATACAATCAGCACATGGAATCCGCTTAATATAGAGTTTGGGTACACATTAGACAGCGATAACATTTCATTCGAGGAAACAGTAAGAATGATTGCAGATAGCGTGTTTTGTTTAGCGTATCGACAAAACGGCAAGATCCGATTTAGTTTTGATAATGTGCAAGCGTCGTCAAGTGCGTTATTCACGCACAGAAACAAGAAACCCGCAAGCGACACTATCAGCCGTTTATTTGCAGCGGATAGCGAGTTTAACGGCATCGAGCTGACGTATAATGATAATGTGACTGACGCGCAAGAAACAATTAAATTACCGTTATCACTTACCGCCACCAATTACAAAAAAATAGAACTAACAGGCGTTAGAAATTACGCGCAGGCGTGGTTTAGAGCTAATCGTGAATACAACAAAATACTATTGCAGCGTGTGAGTATTGAGACTGAAACCACAAGTGACGGGCGTTTACTGCTACCTAATCAGCGTATTGATATTGTTGATAATACGCGATTCGATAGTCAAGACGGTGAAATCATTGCACAAAGTGGCCTTATTTTAACTCTATCGCGTGATGTTGTTTTTGGCGTTGGTACTCACAGTATTATTTTAATGCAGCGCGATGGTGGGCTTGAATCCATTACTTGCACGGCAGGTACAAGCGCAAATAAGGTTGTTTTAGCTTATGCACCAAGCGAGGCCATAAACACGGTAAACGGTGGCGCGATTGGTATTAGAACCATATTCAGTTTTGGTGCGGATAGTGTAGCAAGTGCAAATAGCTATCTAGTGCAAGAAGTAAATATCACTGATAGCAGTTATGTTAAAGTGACCGCTATTAATTATGATGCTGATTATTACTCAGCAGACACAGAATCAATCCCAAGTCGGAGTACAGTATTATGACGCAAATTACAGCAGCAGATTTAAACAATGCAAAATCGGACGTTGATACAATTGCCAATATTGCAAATAGCACCAGCACAAGCGTCACAGACAGATTAGGAAATACAAGACGGACACTTTATTCTTTAGCTAATGAATTTCCTAACGCTAGTGATAATGCAGCGGCAGCGGCAGCATCCGCAGTATCCGCAAACGCGGCGCGTGATGCAGCATTAATTCAAGCGGGTGTTTATACGACAGAGGCATTGGGTAGAGCAGCAGTAGCAGACGGGCAAGCTTTTAAAGTGCAGGGTTCTGGCGATGTTGCAGCGTATGAATATCGTCGAACAAATTCAACAACGTCAGTATTGATTGCGACATATCCAAGCTCATCGGGTATATTCACGTTTCGTGGCGTGGTCACGTCTGGCGTAGACCTAAACTCGCTACATACGATAGGCAGCTATGGATTATTAGCAGCAAGCACGCACGCAAATATTCCTGCGGAGCTTGTGGGCCATAACTGCACACTAACAGTTACTGACAGTTATACATCGTCTGGGCGTTTTCAGATTCAGGAAATTACTGACTGGAACTTTCCTAGCATTAAACTTTCCCGTCTTTCTGACGGCGCGTCTAGTGGGGCGTGGCAGAGAGTCGCAGTCACTACGTCACAGATAACTGACTTGAACGTAACAACAGCGAAGATTGCAGATTCAGCAGTAACAAATGCAAAGCTTGCTGTGAATTATGACTACACATCTACGATAACTACAGGTTCGCTTGACACTTATTTGACGGCTTCCGCAGGTTACGTTATTGCAGGAACAGTAACAAACGCGCCTACAGCATCGGGATTTCTGACGGTACATCGCTGGGGAATTGCAGGTCAATTTGTACTACAAAGTTACGTTGACTTAACTGTAGCAGGTAAAATCTATCACAGAGTCTATAGTGGTAGTGCATGGGGCGCATGGTATCAACCGACACCCGCAGATGTGTCTGTCACGACTGCAAAGCTGGCTGACGGCTCTGTGACTTCGACAAAGCTTGCAGATTCAGCAGTAACAAATGCAAAACTTGCTGTGAATTACGATTATACATCTACGATAACTTCAGGCTCGCTTGACACTTATCTGACGGCTTCCGCAGGTTACGTTATTGCAGGAACAGTAACAAATTCCCCCACAGCGTCGGGCTTTTTATCAGTACATCGCTGGGGAAGTGTAGGTCAGTTTGTATTGCAAAGTTATGTTGACCTCACTGTGGCAGGAAAGATATATCACCGCGTATATAGTGGTAGTGCATGGGGCGCATGGTATCAACCGACACCAGCAGATTTATCTGTGACAACTGCGAAGTTGGCGGCAGCCAGTGTTGACGCAACGAAACTGTCAACTAAATACGACTGGGTGGCAACGTTAGTATCGGGCGACGTGAACGACTACACAACTCAATCAGGCGGCTGGATGGTTGCAGGAGCAATGACAAACGCGCCAACAGGGTCTGGCTGGTTGTTCGTACACAAGTTTGGTGCGTCGGGTAATTTTACCCTTCAACGCTGGCACGACTTCACCGACCCCAGTATTTTTTGGGTGCGGAAAAACTACAATGGGACATGGTCGGCATGGTCAAAATTAACACAGCCACAAGTTTTGCCAAAAACAGGTAAAAATGTAATTTGTCTTGGCGACTCAATCACAGAGAATGGTGATTATCCTGTCAGACTTGCGACGCTGACAGGTGCGACGGTGACAAATTGCGGATTCGGTGGCTCAAGGCTTGCATTTAGCACGGGCGATTATGCATATTTATCATTTCACAAATTAGCAGACTATATTTCGACGGGTAATTATTCGGATTTGACAGCGGCGTGCGCGAGACTCGCTGGCTCACCCGTGTTTGATGACAACATTGCGATTGCAGCAAGGTTGGCCGCAGTAAATTGGTCAACCGTGGATTATATCGTAGCGGCATACGGGACAAATGATTACGGTTCTCCCGATGTTCCGCTCGGTACTACAACTGACACAACAGGCGCAACATTCAAAGGCGCAATTAACTACGCAGTCAATAAAATATGTACAGCATATCCAAACATTAAAATATTGTTTGTTTCTCCAATTTGGCGTTCACGTTACAACAGCGGGGACGGAAATGACTCTGATACTTATGCAAACTCGCGAGGAAATTATCTACTAGAGTTTGTTGATGCAATGAAAGAAATGTCCGCGTTAAACAAAATGCCATGTATTGATATGTATCGAACAAGCGGAATAAACAAATACAACGGAGCAACATTGCTGTCAGACGGATTACATCCAGTCGCAGGGGTGGGTTATCAACGCATAGCGGAAAAAATTGCGGCTGGCTTGGTTGCGAATTGGTAGAGAGAAGTCGCCAAAAAAAACAATTTAAAGAAGATGATTTATGCGCATTAAACTAGCAACACCACTCATTGGTGAGTTTCCACGTTACGCAGACGTGAAACTGCATGACAATGCAGCAGTAACAGCGCATTGTCCGATTTAGCCATATTTACCTCTTTTTTGACAAAAAGCCCTCGAAAGAGGGCGGTGTGTTTACTTATTGACTTTGCTATAAATCAATAGGTTACGAAATATAAAATGTGTTATACACCTATAAAGGTGTATAACTCCGAGTTAGGCACTATGCCCCAGTGCCAAGCTCATCAATCAGTGCGTTTTGTGCGTCCTGCATAACTGCTAAATAATCTTTTTCACCATCGGCACACAAACGCAAGCAATAATCTTCTACTGCGCTATTTATGGCCTCCCATTGCTCACTTGTAAGTTTTACAGATTCTTTGTGTTTTTTATCGTAAGTGCCAACAATCACAAACTCCACATCTTCAACATCTTCAAAGATTTCATCAAACGAGTAGCCTACAAAATTATCTTCGTGTCGCCAAAATCCAAACATTGCACCTTCAATGTCGCCATATTCGCAACCGTGGACGCTTATACTGCTACCATAGGTATTAAACCCAATAACACGAAAAATACCATCACCAATATCTGTGTTTTTATAAAAAACAATATTGCCTTTGTTTATTTCACTAATCAAAAAATTAGCGTGTTCGTGATGTTTATATAAACTATCAATAACATCTAAACAGTTTTCTGCGCGGTATAAATCAACATTACTCATCATTCATCTCCACTGCTAAAAAGGCGCAGTAACCTGTAAATTGTGTAAAATCGTGCCTAACTCTGCATCAAGTCCGATAACCACTCGGACATTTGTTTAAGTCAAAAGGTTACGCATAAGTGGTTACGGCTTATGCGTTGGTAGTTAGGCAATCGCATACTTTTTGTAGTCTTGTTCGCCAGTCTCTATGTGTTCAAGATTGCCGTTCCTTGCTGTCTTAAACATACCCTTCGGCAAGTAAATTCTTTTAAATTGGTTATGCCAAGAACCCATGCCAGTCAATACGCCTTGGGCATAGTGAGTTGGGGCGCAAGCTCTGCAAAGCATCATTCCTCTACGCTCCTCAATCCTTGTCCAGTCAAACCATTCTTCAACGCCTTTAGTGCCTTGTAATGCTAAAGCCGTGTTTTCAACACACCCGCAATTTTCACACTGAAATAGACTCATTATCAGCACTCCTTTAGTTTTTGAACTTCTAGCTCAATTGTCGTTATCGCTGAATAGTAAGCAGGCCGCCAATCATTAACAAAACGGTCTTCGCGCATCTTGTCTTTTATTGCCACGATTGCAGCTTGTAACGCCTCAATTTTAGCGTTTGCTATATCACGCCTTTTTTGTGCAGGTGTCGCCCTTTTAACCATTGGCTTTTTTGATAAAAGGTTAGCCAATATTTTTACGTCTTTAGCTTGCATTTAAAACTCACCTCCAATTCATCGCAAAAAGTGCCTAACTCTGCATCAAACCGATAAAGCCCCAGCTAACTGTGCAGGTTCTCTGTCATCGGGCTTTACGGCTTATGCGTTGGTAGTTAGGCATTAAACCTTAACTTGCTTATAGTCCTTACAAGTTTTGGCTGTTATTATTTTTTCCCTGTACTCATCCAGCCCGTATTCAATACTTTCTCTCCAATGATGCTTTCTACATTCCATAACAGCATGGCCTTCTCCACCATAACCACAAGTTGGACAACCCCCACCGCCAGCATCGTAATCAAAATCCAACTCAACACAGAAAATACACAGTTTTTCGCTCATCTCATCATCTCCAAATTCATCGTTAAAATTGCCTAACTCTGCATCAAGTCCGATAACCACTCGGACATTTGTTTAAGTCAAAAGGTTACGCATAAGTGGTTACGGCTTATGCGTTGGTAGTTAGAGCTTGCTTACTGGCCTGTTAATCAAATCGGCTTCAAAAGGGTCATGCTCGTAAATATTACACTTTTCAGCTTCCTCTTTTGCAAGCCTAGCCATTTTGCACGGGCAATGTGGTTGTCCATTTATTGCACCTAAACAGCCACACATATTAACTGTGCCGTTTTTTAACCCTTCTAATAATTCATCTAAAGTCATCTTTTCATCTCCTGCACTTTATCGCTAAAAATCCCACGCTTCTAACTCGTCACTCAACAAGGACAACAACCCAGCCAATAATCCTTCACTTTTCTACGCTTTTGGCATAGTCTCAACTGTCTAAATCAGCGCGGGTTGTCGCCTGTTAGTTCAATAGTTAGATGCTAAAGTCTGTAAGTGTTTTTAACTCCATCACAGCCTTGTCTATGCGCTTTGATATTTTGCAGGTAATGACTGCCTCTGCATAATCCTTAGCTGCTTGCTCCGTTCTTATCCCGTTCTCCCTCATGCTTTTATCAACAATGCACGTCCATGTCCCCTTGTCTGTAGAATGTATTTTTGCGCTATGGCCGAAGCAAGTTACCGCCGATGTTGCATCACCGTATTGCTCGCCAGTTTTAATCCATTCAAAATTAAGTCTTTTCGTTTTCATCGCTAATCACTCATCATTAAAAGCGTTTCTTGCAGATCATGCCCGTGTAGTATTGCTACAATTAAACCTTGCGGCACTTTTTCTGCCTTTGCCTTGTTTATGGCTTTTGCTATATCTTCAGCAAAGGCATTAAACGCACTTTGTTGGTCTTTGCTAACTACTCCGCCAGCAAACGCAGTCACAACATTGTTACTCATCGCATTAACCCCAATTCATCGCAAATCGTGTCTAACTCAGCAGTCAAGCGCGACACCCACCCAATCAACTACGCAATAATTATCTGAGTCAGGGGCGCCTTACGCACTTAGTTAGGTTTTATCATTCCAAAGTCTTCGCACTTTTTCCCATTCTTTTCTGTCGCAATCGTGGCCTAATCTATTATGGCGGCTTCTTGTGCGTCTATCTTCATCATCTTGAGCAAATTCTCGCTCTAAGTCACGTTTAATTAAATAACGCGCTTTTTCGCTAAGCCGTGGCCAGTTTTTTATTAAATCATCAATAAACGCACTAACAGCAATTGTGGCGCGACCACAATAATAATTAAACGCACCATGCCACAAAATTACATCATCAAAACCTAACTCAGCATTTAAGTCCGATGCAACCCCAATCGGTTGCTGTGTTTTTTCGTCTGTCATATAGTCACCATCGTTAATCAAAGTTTGTTGTGGGGCTGCACGGCTTAATGCACGGTAGTTAGATGCTTTGCTGTTTCATATATTCACGCAAATTGTTTGCGTGTTTTTGCAACTCATATTCAACAGGGCAAAGCTCTCCGCTTTTATGGCGTTGGCTTGGCGTATGGTGCAATTCTTCACATCTTTTTGACTCTGCCGCATTTATCACAGTTAAAAAACTGTAGCGCAGTTCTTTTTTATTCATCTTTCATCTCTCCGCACATCTTCGTTAAAATTAAACACATCTAACTCTGCATCAAGCAGATAAAGCCCCAGCCGCCTGTGTAAGTTGGCTGTCATCGGGCTTTACGGCTTATGCTTGGTAGTTAGATGCTTATACGTCATCCAAAAAAACAATAAACCTATCCAACTCATTTCTAAGCCGTTTCATTTTTTCGATAAACGACTTTCGGCTATCAATTTGAGAGTTGTGCAATCTTATTTTACTGCCGCAGTCAGCAACCTCAAAAAACATATATGGGCTTTTGAATCCTTTCCACGGGCTTTTTCCATAAAATGCAGTGCAACTTCCTGTTGATGGGCTTTGTTTGTCGTTTAGCTCTGTTGTGCGCTTATACTTTTTACTCATCGCTATAGCTCCTACGCTTCTAACTCTGCATCAAGCAGATAAAGCCCCAGCCGCCTGTGTAAGTTGGCTGTCATCGGGCTTTACGGCTTAATTTTTTAGTTATAAAGCCTCGCAAAAAACAAAATCAACATCGTTTCTGAATTTTTCTATATCATGCTCAAGCTGTATTCTTGAGTAAAAAATATAAGAAAACGCATGGCCTTTGTAATTCGCACTAATTATTCTTAACATACACCCTCGCATTGTGGAACATCGGCGTATTTCCAAAAATTAACACGACGAAACATCAACACGCCACCAGCATCACGCCACTGCTCATCTGAGTCCATATAGCAAAGAATCACTTGATAACGGCACGTTATAACATTTGGCACAGCAACCCATACCATTTGTGCAACAATAGGGGATTCGCGTTTTGCGTCAATCCAAGCGTGTGCTTTTTGCTCTGCATTACTCATTTTTCGTTACTCGTTAAAGTTAATGTGTAGCGATAAATCTGTATCGCTCTGTTTGTAAACAATCGCTTTTTGACGTTCAGCCTCAATCCTCTTTTTTTCTTCAATAGCTGGCTTTTCGGCTTCGGTGACGTAGTCTTTATACTGACCACTTCGCAACTGCCGAAACTTGTAAGCCCACATCGATCTGGTCATTTCATCGTCCCGACCTTCGGCTTTTTGCGTTGCTCTCGCAACTGCATTATTTTCGCTTAGTCCAAACATTTTATTGACTCATTAAAAATGAAAGTTTGTTTTTTAATTCAATCGGAAAAGATGAATTAAACCCTGCAATCATTTCTCCGTCGTCATTAGCCTCAATATTGACGAATGACTCAACACTTGAATCACTCTCCCAAACCTCAGGACGGCCACATCCGCCTTTTTCGATTCCGATTTTGACAGCATCGCTTTCGTCAGATGCTAACACATTGACAATTACGCCATTCTCAAAATCTACAGTGAACATTTTTTTCATTTTCGCGCTCCTTGTTTGCATGACCTAAATATAACACACAAAAACAGAATAGCAATACATTATTGCCAATAAATAGCATAAATAAATCATTGCTATTATGCTATATAGTAGCTAATATCGTAAAACAATAAACGGGGGTTATTATGAACAGAGATCAGGCGGTGAGAAGATATGGGTCGCACGTTGCACTAGCTAAAATTACTGGCTATAGCAGACAAGCGCATGATATTAGCAACAATTTAAGGCCAATCGCTCAACTATTGGTTTTTGTAGATAGTGACGGTGCGTTGTCTCTTGATAAAGAAATCGACGATTTGGTCAACAAGGTTTTGGCCGTCAAATTAAATCAAACATCTGTTGTTTGCGCGATAGAACGAATGGTTAAACAACAACAACAGGCAAGCGGTTGTTGTTGCGAGTTGTTTAGGCTTGACGGCTCAAGAATTTTAGAAGAAGCAATAGGAGCTATAAAATGACAATTAAAGAAGCGTTTGAACAGTTCGACGCATTGCGCGTGGCCAACGCACTTGGCCTCGAATATGACACAGTTTGCAAATGGCGTGACCGTGATCAAATTCCTGCTTACTGGCGCGTTAAATTCGTCAACTTAATGAATCATCACGGCGTTTCTATTTCTTTACACGATTTGGCAGGGTGGATTAAATGAGCATTTTATTTTTAGCTTTGGGCGTTTGGTGTCTAGTGTTTAGCGTGGGGTTTGATGATGAATAAATTCACTGCCGACGAATGGTCTCTGATTATTTTAGCGGTATTGCCGATGATTGTTTTTGCAAATGTGAGGTGATATATGTCAATAAAAGAACATTACACCGCGCTTGGCGTATCGTATAACACGCTATCAAGCTACAAAACTCGCTATCAGTTTGCGACAATTGAAGAGTCGTATCAGTTTTGGAAACAACAAAAAGAGTTAAAGCAGCAAAGAAAAGCTGAATTAACTCGCATTGCTAATCTGTTGGGCATTAAAGAAATCTCTGTGCAAATCAGAAAAACACGCCGTGGTCATTATAAAGTTGATGATTCGCTGCTTGAAACAAAATGGACGCGGCGATTTGAATATGATGGCGAAACACTGGCACTTTGGCGGCATTGTGAAAAGCATAATGTGAATGAAGGGACGGTCTATCGCTATTACAAAAAAATAGGCGACTGGGTTGCGGCGATGGATAAGGCGCGTGAGATACGCAAAATAGGCCATATTCGCAGTGAAACAGCAATCGCTTGTGAGAAACTAGGCTTGAACTATAAACGCGTTATATCGTGCGCGTTTAGAAGACAAATAACAAAACAACAGGCAATAGAATATTGCTTATATTTGGATGAGTTAAAAAATGACAACAAGTGACATTTTAGAGCGTGCGCTGTTATGCCAGCGCACAGCGTTTATCAGCAACGAGATCGTCGATTTGCAGCGTGTTCAGTGCGTTAGCATGAGCAACGGCGTATCGTTTGAGATTACGCTTGTTAGCGGCGTGGTGGTAAAGGGGCAGCACGCACAATTTGCAAACTTTATGAATAAGTACATGAGTTATGTGGAGTCGAAATGTTAATAAAATACAAAAACAAAATGATAACTCTGCGTGAGTTGTGCATTGAATTAAAAATAAACTACGATAATTTTATGGCGTGGTGTCACGAACACGCGCTACAAAACTATCAAACAGCGTTAAACTATTACAAGCGAATGATTTATCAGAAACAACGCAATAAGTAAAAACAAAGCCCCGATTATGGGGCTTTTTTATTGCCTGATTTTTATATTGTCCATCCACAAATGGTGAATGGACTAGGGGCTAAATTAGTTTGAGTGCGTTTAATAAATCTTGTTGTGTTTCGGCTTTGTTCTCAATCGCAAGCATGACTTTATCATCTATACAACCGTCAGCAACAATATGAACAACACGCACAGGCTTAGTTTGGCCTTGTCTGTGTAATCTACCGTTAAACTGCTGATATAGTTCAAGCGACCAATTCAGGCCAAACCATACGATAATAGAGCCTCCATGCTGAAGGTTAAGGCCATGCCCTGCACTGGCAGGATGGGCAAGTAGCATCTTGATATTGCCGCTATTCCATTGCTCTATCGTCTTAGGCTCTTTATCTAATACAACAGCATCGGGATAACGTGCTTGTAGGCGTATTAAGTCTGTTTTGTAGTTATATGCAATTAACAAATTCTCGTCTGTGTTTTCACT